CGTATCCTCCGCCATCACATCCCCACCCCGACACGGATCCGATGCCTACACCCGCTGGTCGATAGGCCGTGACGAAGAATTGAAATGGCAAGTCAAGGTTCCCCCAGCCGCCTGCCGCTCCGTAAGCAATCCCGCTACCCTTTCCGCTGATACTGCCATATCCGCCAGTGTTCGAAGTGTTCGCAGGCTCAAACACATTCGGTGGTCGTCCTGTCTGATCTACAAGTGCCGAGATGACAGCTTGCCGTGTCCCTCGCTCGCGGATGAGTTCCAACTGGAGCCGCAGTCGGTACGCGTCGTCATTCTCGCCAACACGTCGGCCAAGATTGGCTCCGAAATAGTCCACTGCTATCAAGTCTAGCCAGGTGCCATAGGCTGTCGAAATGCGGGCCTGCGATATGACGTACTGCAAAAGTTCGTATACCCAGGCCCAAGCCCATGCGACACCATTCAGCAGTGTATCGAGAACCGGCGTGTCGTCCGGAAACCATTGTAGTGGCAGGACCTGTTTTAGACGGGACAGGACATCCTGCTGGTCGCCTATCATATCAGCTCACCACTACCGTGCCGATTTTTATAACCCCGGAAAGCTGTACGACGATATCCGAGGTCTGGCCATTCAACAGGATTGCCGTTACGTTGCTGACGTTTGGGCTTGCCGTATAGGCAATAAGCGCGATCATGGTGGCAGGAAGTGGAGCGCCAACCGGAAGAGCGTTTACGTACGCTCCTATGGCGCTGACGATCTGCGGGGTGAGGAGAGTCACGTTAGCGCCGCCAGCGGTGATGACGGTAAGTGAGACATTCACTTGTGTGACCGTTGGCGCAAAGACGGCAAATGTTGATCCGACCGGCCGAACCGCCTCCACAGCCTGTTGGACCATAGACAAAAGTGTGTTCGACGGGTACCCAGTTCCGTCGTCCACGACGATCACAAAATTCCCGAGCTGGAATTCTCCCGACGGACTCTGGTTCTCCTGTATTGTATAGCTGAGCCCCTGCTGAACGGAGATGATCGCGTACCTCACCGCAAAAAGGGTTGCCCTCGACAGGCTTGACATAAAACTCTGGAACCGAAGCCTTAAGGCCGAATCCGACTCCGCGTTGACGCCATTGTCGAATGGAGTGGCATTCAAGACACCATCGACACCGGACAATGCCGACGCAAGGACAGTTATCGATGTGGCCTGCACGTTGCCGCACGTTCCTGCGGTCTGCGCCACAACAGGCACGTCAAGGGCGGTCACCCCTACTCCAATCACGTAACCGTTTTGCGCCTGGTTCCATCCCGGCGCGGTGACGTCCTCAGTGACCGCAAAAGTCTGGGTACCGTCGGTCGTCCGAACAAGGGCGCCTACCGGGACAAGTGCAGGAACGCTGGAATCAAATCGGGAAAACGTGACCGTTCCAGACGCAGGACTCGCTGGAAGGCGTGCCAGGGAGAAGTCGGCCATCCAACTATCAAGATCAGCTCCGGTGCTCGTAGCCGCGCGCGTCATCTGGAGAACCTCCAACACCAGCCATTGCATCCACAATGCAATCGATGCTGCCGCCTCCAATATTGCCCGAAGCGTGGAGCCAACGGTAAGGTCTAGAAGCTGAGCCGCAGCAGCCTGAACGGCCGAGGCCATACCCTGAACCAGGCTGGTGAATGTTTGAAGTGGAAGCTGCATCGTCTATATACTCACAGAGAAGGTCAAGACCTGCGTCTGTCCGGTCTGTGCATCGACATAAAGAATATGCACATAGACGTCTCCCGCGGCACCGCCAGGACAGAGCGTCACGCCGATAGTCGGCTCTGGATTTTGTGCCACCGCAGCTTCCTTGAATATCTGGCTGCGAATCGTCGCGCGGATTTGTAAAGCATTCGCCGGCTGCCCGATGAAGCCGGCCAAACCGGCACCATAGGCAGGTTGCCATATATAGTCGAGCAGATTGGTAAGAAGGCGCCGCAGGACCCGTTGCTGGCCGAGCGCCGGGCCGACAACGACAGCCAGATCGCCTGTGGGTCCGAACGCGAGATCAGAACCCCACTGGTGGGCAATGTCGGCCATGATGTCCCTAATCCGGTTGGCTGGTCGTAGTCGTTACGCCGCCGCGGGAATCAGTATGCGTGTGAGCATCATAGTGGCCCCGTAACCGCGATAAAGGCCCTTGGCTGTCGTAGACGTCTCCCGTTACGTGCAAATCACCGCCCACTTGAACCGTCCCATCATTAAGTAGTTTCAGGAAGGAGCCTGACTGATGTACAAGCCACAGTTCACCGCTAGGAGCGGGCGGAGGACACTGCTGGCTCGAGAATACCCGACCAACGATGACCCCGTGTTCGGCTGCCCCCTCCTGAGAGAGCACAAAGACCTGATCTCCAGGTGCCGGAGGGCAGATCATTCCCCAGCCGGCGCCTACCCAGGGCGATAAGACAGGAAGCCAGCCGCTTAGGACCCCTTCCGGCTGCAGCGTCAGTCGCGCCGTTCCTGTATTTGGGTCGACCGATGTGATTGTACCGAATCGCGGTTGCGCCTGAGTCTGAACCAGCGCGTCCGCGTGCATCTTTATAGCGTTCAAAAAGCGTTCCATCAATCAACTCGTCGAGTTAAGAACCGAATTTGTCCTTGGCGAGCTATTGCTAGCCCGCACCCGCTCGATAAACCCAGTCTGAGGCCGGAATGTGCGCTCAATGGAATCTATATAGTAAGCTTGATCGAAGTCCGTTCCGGTTCCATCTAACTGGATCGTGCTTCGGGGGGTAAGCGCAAGTTCTCCCGGCATAGAGAACTCGATTACGCGCTCATGGCGGGATAGCTCGGACAGGCGCTGTTGAGCGACTGCCAGCGCCTTGTCAGGTGTCAAATTGGGACGCATGATAACGTACTGCTGGGCTGATCTTGCGCTAGAACTGGAGCCGCTCGAGGAACTTCCGCTGATAGTGCTACTGACGCTCTCGGTGAACGCCATTTGCTGGAGCGAGTTCCAGCTCTGTACCGTAACCTGGATGTCGCGTGCGAGGGTCAATGCACGTTCTAACCTGAGTTCCATCATGTCCGCCGGATATAGCACTTGATCGATCGTCGAAATCTGTGCGGCTGGTTGGAAGCACAGGTCGGTTCCGGTCACGAAAGCATCATAGCTTTCCTGCCGAGCCAGATATACTAGCAGATCCCACTCGGTCGTTGCCCCAGAGAACCGGTCGAGCGTTAGGCTTTCATGATCGCTTTGATAGAAGCGGCCGACCGGGGTGCTGGTTGGAACTACGCAAGGAACAAGGCCGTGGCGCTGTGCAAAAATCGTAGCAATTTCGCTTGATGTTCTATTGGAAAAGGCTTCTTGCGTTTGAGCCCCAATCAGTGCCGCGGTGAAATCTCTCCCGCTGACACGCACGACACCACCGACCGGATCTATCGATACCTTGTCGGCGAATCCTTGTATGAGGCTTGTAAAACTCGCTCCGCCATCGAGGCCCAATTGGATATCAATCAGGACGCCCGGTTCGGACGACCAGAAGCACGCGTCTGCCCATGGATCGGGGCCAAGCGCAATGACAGCATCAAAGCGGTCAGCGCTAAAGTGGTTGTTTGAGGCGACTTCTGCCTCATATGCGCCGGTCAGTATCTGGCCATTTGCAAGAAGGCAGAGTCTAGGGGCCCGATATGATGGTGGAGGTTCATTGAGAAGCAATGCCACCTCCTGCGTTGGGGTCCTGATTTGGGATCAGCAAGGTCACGACGCCCGAAAGCATAGGATCGTTAAGCCGGTTTAACTGGGCGATCCTTAACCATTGCGTGGCGTCGCCCAATTGTTCGGCAGCAATACGAAACAGGTTACCGCCGGCGACAGTGATTGTCTGCACGTCAGGTACTCGCGTTCGAGAGATTTCGCGCAGCTCGCCCCACATAGGCGCTGGCACTCGTCAAGTCCGCCAACTGTTGAGCAGCCGTCGTAGATGTCACAAGGTCTGTTATCAGGGACCCGGCGTTGCCAGGGTTTGAAGAAATAACGGTCCGGAGTGTGGCCTCGGTGGATCCGATTTGGGTATTGATAGCGGACTGTGTCAGGCTGAGGCTCGACTGGGCGGCTGCGTATGCAGCACTCCCAAGGGTAGTGGCATTGGGATCTGCCAAACAGGCCTGGACATCAGTGAAATCGACGCCAAGGCTGGCGCATTGACCGGCAGCAACACCCAGATCGGCGAGGACCGAATTGCCCAGGGAGATCACGGAAGAATTCGCTGCGGAGGCCTCATCCCTCACTACAGTGCAAGAGATCCGGTACGGTATCCATACGGGATTCTCATATTCGGCATCAAAGCGACTTAGAACGACCGTATAAAAGAAGACGTCCCACGTCAGGCTTATCCCGCCGCCCGCAACGCGAAGGGCATTCAACGCCCTCGCGCGCAAGGTAGCGTCTGCTCCCGAGAACGCGCCCGAGAAGGAGATTTCGGACTCATCGGGGCCAATGCTGTCGACAACCCTTCGACCATCGGTCAACTGATGGACTGCTAGGAGCTGTCGTCCTCCGAAATTGATACCCGACGGTATTTCGAAGGCTTGGAAGGCGACCGGTCCAAGTACCAACACTACACCTGACATTCGGCTCCTCGAACGACGGACTTGAGCACGGCTGGCGAGGTAGAAGCACACTCACGGTGATACCCCCTATCGTGCCCGGGATATGTTCTGAGATGACGTGGCGAAAATCACGTCGCGAGTGACGGCCCACCCCACGATGGTGTAATTCGAGGGTCAACAGCCATGATACCAGCACGTGGACGGACGATCTCTCGGTTCAAGTGCTGGGTTAGCCAGCGACTAAGGATGGAACCCTCAAGGTAGAGATCGCCCTGCTCAGTGTTCTTTCCCTTGCCGTTGCCGTCTCGGTAACCGCTTCGATTGCTCCGCGCTGCCTTCAGGCCGGCTACCGACGAGGTATGTGATGGCGACGCAGTCGAAATAGCGCCGGCTGAAGTGTCCGCGAGCCGGGTTATGCCTCCAATCAACTCATTATGAGCATAGTTATAATTGACCGGAGCGATCGCGGAAGCGGGCAGAAGCCTTGGTTGGCGGACATGTTCCAACGGAGATCGAGATCTCCCGAACGTTTGGCTG